GACCTCCAAGGAGGCCAAAAAATTAAAGGAGGACCAAGAGCGACTCGATAAAATCCAAAAGGACGTTGTCGATACAACCTCGGCCGAGGTGAGTCAATACTTAATATTGACCCAAAAATTAAAGGACGGCAATCTAACTTATAACGAAAAAAAGGCAATTGTTGACAAACTCAACTCTCAATACGGGACGACAATCAAAAACCTTAACGACGAGGCCGCAATATTGGCCCAAGTCGAGGAGGGTTATAAACGTATTATTGCAAAAATACGGGACAAGATAATTATCGAAAACTCGGAGGCGGCTCTCAAACCAATTATCGAGGAGCGTATCAATCTTGAGTTAAACAACAAACAACTCGAGGCCAATAAAAAACAATATGAGGATATTAATAAAAACCTCAAGGCGTCCCTTGGTTTTAGACAAGGTCAACAAGAGATACTCAAAACAATTGCGGACAACGAGGCGGCTCTCAAAAAAATAAATCAAGACTTGGAGATTAGTCAATCGCTCCTCAAGGCAAACCAAGACGACCTCAACGAGGTTATCAAAGGGACCGGCGTCGACTTGTTAAACGTCTCGTCCATAACTGACAAGGCAACCAACAAGACGGCCAAAAATACTCAAGACAATCTCAAGGCAATCCTCGCCTTTGAGAAAAAAATACTTGAGCAAACCCAAGACTTGAGGACGGAGACCTTGGCAGACCAAGAGCAAAAGGAGATTGACTCCTTGAAGTTATCCCAAGAGAGACAAAAGGCGGCGTTGCTCGAGGAGTTTAATAACCTCAAGGCCGAGAACGATAAAGAGAAAGCAGAGAAAGAAATCGCTCGGCAAAAGTTGGCCGACCGATTGATTGAGATTGACGAGGAGACGGCCTCCAAGGAGTTGGATATTGTTATCAAATACAATGACCTCAAGGAGCAAAAACGTCAAGAGGAGGCTCAACAAAAACTCGACCGACAAGTTATTGAGTTGGACAAGACGGCAAGGTTGAGGCAACTCGACGTTGACGCAACGATTAAGGACGAGAGAAAAAAGGCCCTCGCAACTATACAAATACAAATCGACAAACAAAAGGAGTTGATAAGGATTGCCGAGGAGTCGGCCAATCTTGACCTCTTTATTACTCCCGAGGAGCAAGATAAAATTGACAACGCAAAAATCTCACTCCTCGAGCTGGAGCAACAAGTTAAGGATATCAACTCCAATCCGATTGCAATTATCCCCAAGGACTTTGCGGATAAATTTAAAGAGGTTGCGGACGAGATTGCCGGAGTATTGACAACTTTATCCAATGGAGTTAACGCCGCCTTTGCAAACGCAACGGCCGAGGTTGAGGCTCAAGGACAAGCCCAAGTTAAGGCAATTGAAAAAACAACCTTAACAGAAAAACAAAAGGCCAAGCAAATCGAAAAACTCAATGAGGATACGGCAAAGAAAAAATATCAACTCGAGGTTGACGCCTTTAATTTTAACAAAGGAGTCCAAATCGCCCAAGCGATTATCTCGGGAGCCGAGGCGTTGATTGCAAACTTTGCGGTCCCCGACCCGTCCCTTGGAATTATCTCCGGTATTAGGGCCGGTATAATTATCGCAACAACGGCGACTCAAGTTGGGATTATTGCCGGACAACAACCTCCTCCTCCTCCGTTTTATGAGGGAGGATATACCGGAGACGGAGACCCAAGGAGCGAGTCTCGAGCGTTGGGGTCCAAAGATTATATTTATCACAAAGGCGAGTACGTTGTCCCAAATAAGATACTCAAAACCGATACCGGCTCCAAGTTGGTTGCAAGGTTGGAGAGTATGAGGTTGGGTAAGATATCAAACTTGGGACTCTCGGGATTTGCGGACGGAGGATTTACGGCCAACGCAATAAGGACCGGAGTCGAGGCCCAAGTCTCGGCGGCGTTATTGGCCGGAGAGGTTGCAACGGCGTTGTCAAAGGTAACGATTGTTACCAAGGTAACGGATATAAACAGAGTCAACAAAAACCTTGTCCAAAACAAGGCGGCGGCAACGTTGAGATAATTTAATCCTTGAGATCAATATCTCCGTTGATAAACTTAATCGCCAATTTGCGTATAACAAGAGTTGCACTCCTTTTATTGCCGTAAATTTTCTCAACCTTTGCGTTAAATTTATTTTTTATATCCTCGGAGACATATCCCTTTATACTTTTTTGGTCGCTCATTTTAAAAAAATATTTTAGTCCTTAACAAGTAAATCAAATATAAATACGTTTTAATTTGCATATTGATATAAATATCAAAAGTTATGAGCGTCGCAAAGTTTAAAATTGAGGGCAATATCGGAGACCCCGACCCTTTTTTGTTGTCCTTTGGCGTACAAGACGGGAGCGTCAACGCCCAAATGATTGGAGACTTTATTGACGCCAATCCGGACGCCGAGACCTTGGAGATTGAGATTGACTCAAACGGAGGGAGCGTCTCTCAAGGATTTGCAATTTACGACAAACTCGTTGCCTCGGGCAAAAAAATTGTTACAAAAGGATATCGAGTTAACTCAATTGCGACGGTTATATTTTTGGCCGGAGACAATCGTTATCTCTCAAAAAATGCCGAGTTTGTTATACATAACCCTTGGATTGACGCCGCAAATCTTGGCAATATACCGTTGACGGCCGACGCCCTGGAGGCGATATCCGAGGACGTACGCCAATCGGAGGAGAAAATTTTTAATTTTTACGTTGAGCGTTTAAAACTTAACGACTCCGATAAAGTTATTGTCAAGGATTTTATGGACCAAGATACCGATATTGGAGCAAACGAGGCAATCCGTTTGGGATTTGCGGAGGACTTTATCGCAAAACGTAAAGTTGTTGCAACTTATACGGACTTAACCCTTGCAAAATATAAATCAAATACAAATAATCAAATGAATACCGAAGTAAACAAGAGATTGACCGGCTTGGAGAAAACCCTTGCAAAAATCTCAAACCTATTTAAAGGCAAAATCAACAACGGGACCTCAACCTTGGAGGACGGAGTTGTTATTTACTACGAGGGAGATACTCTCGAAGTTGGGACCGCCGTTTTTATCGACGAGGCAATGACAACAACCGCTCCGGACGGAGAGCATATTCTCGACAACTCCGACGTTATTGTTGTTGTTGACGGAGTTGTTACCGAGATACGTTTGTTTGAGGCACAAGCAGACCAAAACGCCGAGTTGACTCAAAAAATTGCAGACCTTGAGGCGGCCAACGCAACGTTGACAACTGACTTGGAGGCGGAGAGAGCGAGTAAATCGCAAATTGAAGCCGAGGTTAACTCCCTAAAAAAGGACCTTGTTGCGTTTAAGGCGTCAATTAACGGAGACCCAAAGAAAAAAACCAACGCCGCAACTCAAACAAAAACCTCGGATAAACCTTGGATTAAAAGGATTGAGGCGGACAATCGCAATAAGCAAATTTTTGGCAAATAATGGAGTCCTCAAAATATATAATTGCAGAGGGAGCCGAGTTAAGACCGTACGGTCCAAAGTCTTTAATAAAGGCGGAGGATTTAACGGACCAATTGGCGGAGTTATTTATCAAAAAAAATCCCTCATTGCTTGGGACCGTTATCCTTAAAATTGACGAGAAAAAATCAAAGATCAAAAAAACAGAGCCAACCAAAACGAGCAAAACAAAAAAAAAATAATAGTTAAATTTAAAAATTAAAAAAAAATGATTAATTATAATCCTATCGAATTTACCGGACCGGCTTATCAAGAGGTTTTTATGGAGTTACTTTACCAAAATGATACAGTTGCTCAACAAAAAGTACGTTTAATTGACGGTATCAAAGCCCAAACCGTTATCACCGAGTTAGGCGTTGCCGTTAATTTACAAGCCTATACTTGCAACCAACCAACCCCGAGCGGCTCAATTGATATGAGAGACGCCCTTTTAAGTCCTTGTAAGGTTATGGCCTACGACGAGTTTTGTCCGGACGATTTACGTTTTTCTCGTTTCTCAACAAGTATGAGAGTGGGAGCGTGGGAGAACGTTTCGGAGGAGTGGGTCCGTATTGTCCTTGAGGAGTACGGAGTTCGTATGAGTCGCCAAGCCGAGGAGGATTTTTGGAACGGAGCGAGTACAGCAACAAAGGCGGCGGTTGCAGCCTTAACGCCTGGAGTTTTGCAAACTCAAGTTTCAACCGAGGAACAAGCATACGTTGCAGCCGCTCCAACAACTTTTTGCGACGGTATTGCAACATATTTAATTTACAACCAAGGAGCCGTTGGAGGTCGTATCAAAGTTGTTGGAACAACAATAGACGCAACAAATATTTGGACCGAGTATTCAACTTTATACGCCGCAATCCCGACCGTATTGTTGAAAAACCAAAATATCAGAGATACGCATATTTTTGCGCCGGAGAGTCATATCCAATTTATACAACTTTACAATACAAACCAATTGTATCGTGATAAATTTTCGGTTGACGCAAACAACGACTTTTACTTTTTAGGAGTTAAGATTGTTTTTGTACCATTGCCGGATAATACAATGATTGCCGGACGTTGGTCGGATATCCTTTGGGGTACGGACTCAACCTCGGACTTGTCTTATCTCCAAATTGACAGAGTTTACAACAATGCAGATAAGAGATTTATCAAGGGAGTATTTACTCAAGGCGGAGCCGTAACAAGCCAAGCCCAAAAAGTCCTTTACCTTGGATAAACGTTAAAATAAAAACAACCTCGACGGAGACGACGGGGTTGTTTTAATAAAATTGTTAAATCAAAAAAAAATAAATTAAATGCCTACTTGTAGTTTTTTAACCATTGGGTTGGACCCAACTTGTGAAGCCCTAAAAAAATTAGGCGGAGCAAATAAAAGGATTTGGATTGGTCAAATCTCGGATATTTTTTCGGTAACGTTTGGCGTTGACGGCGAAATTACGGCCTTTACTTTGACAACCGGCAAATCGCTCAAGGCGTTTATCGGTAAAAAAGAAAAACATCAAGGGACGTATGAGTTGACGGCCGGAGAGACCGTAAACTTATTTAACCAAGCCGCAATCTTGGCCCTTTACTTTGAGACAGACTTGGAGCGTAAAGCCGTTAACGAGTTGGTTAACGTTGAGGATATGTTTGCAATGATTGAGACCAACGCCGGAAGTATTGAGGTTTTTGGTATAAGCAACTCGAGCGTCCTTGGATACGACAATTTTGGACTAAAGGCAACGGCCGGAACCGGTAACGGTACGGGAGTCCTTATCAACGACGATACGGTTTATCGAGTTACCTTATCCGGTAACGTCCCAAATTTACCAATGAGATATAAACCGGCGGATACGTTGGCAAATAATATCATTGGACTTGACGCCGTTACTTATCCAAACGTTGCTCCTTAATTTTTAAAATAGTGGCGGAGGTTACTCAATCAGTTGGTCCGGTCCTTGATTTGGATTTGATTAAAGAGTTAACCTCCGTCCCTTTTAATAAAGTCCGCAATCGGACTCAATTGTTGGACCAATTTGAGGCGGCGTATAAAGGGACCATTTATGGAACGGCCAAACTTTGCCGGACTTGCACAAAGGACCGAGAGTTTGCATATTTTAAATTGATAAAATATTTAACGGAGTATGAGCAAAACAAGATTTAAAATAAACGGCGACCAAATTATCAACGTCAAAGGCGTTGGTCGATTAAACAACGACAATATTACTCCCGAGATTGCAAAAAAATTGTTATCAACCGGACAATATAACTCAATTATTGAGGAGGTTGGAGCCAAGGTTGAGGACTCGAGCGAGTCCGCCCTGGATAACAAGCAGACGAAAAAAGTAAAAAACAAAAATAAACATATTGAGACCCCAATCGAGGACTCAAATACCGATACAAATGAGGAGTAAAGTTGTCAAATTTATTTTAAACTTACTCCCCGAGAGCGTTGTCAATCAATCGACCGGAGTTATATCGTACGGAGAAAAAAACTCCCTACCAAACGACCTCCTCTCCAATATTGCCTCCTCGGGTACGGCGACAAATTGCGCCAAAAAAATAAAAACCTTTATCCAAGGCGACGGATTTAAACAAGGCGTTGCAAATATTAGGGTCAACCCTTATCAAACGGCGGACGATTTACTCGCCGAGATTGCGTATAGTCAAGCAATTTTTAAAGGATTTGCGCTCAATATTATTTATCGCAACGACGGAGAGGTCGGAGCGGTTTATTATCTTGATTTTGAAAAAATACGCCGGACCTCAACCGGAGGTTTTATTTATAACAAAAATTTTGGCAAAAAAGGATATAAGTCGGCCGACGATATTATTTATCCAAGTTTTGACAAAGAGAGATTTACTCCGGAGGAGAGACTCGGACGGATTAATTGGGAGGTTGAGGAGTACGGTTATCAACTTGGAGAAATTTTTTACTCTTGGGAGCGGTCTCCTTTTAATGAGTTTTATCCAATCCCCGAGGCTTG